AGTTAAATTAAATAAAATTTTTAAACTAATTATTTTCTTTATATATGAGGAATAAAATATGGATATAACTGTAAACGATATAATTGAATCAAAAGAACCTGATTTTCAATTTTTCACAAAAGAGTTAGAAGTAAAAGCAAGTAAAGATGGAAGACGAATTGTTAGGGGTTATGCAACTACAGATGATGTAGATAGAGAATATGAAGTAATAACAAAAGAAGCTATTGAGATGTCAGCATTAGATTTAATTAATAGCCCAACAGTTTTTTATGAACATAGACATAGTGATTATCCAGTAGGAAAAGTAGTTGATGCAATTGTAACAAATGGAAAGATGATGATTGAGGTAGAAATATCTAAAACAGCAGATAGAGTTTGGACATTATTACAAGAAGGTATTTTAAGAGCATTTAGTATAGGTGGAAGATTCTTAGAAACAAAAGATGTACTAAATGAAGAGTTAGGAAAAGAATTAACACATATAACTAAAATGGAATTGTTTGAAGTTTCAATAGTAGGACTTCCAGCAAATCCAAATGCATTAATTACAAGCGTAAGCAAAGCAATAACTAAATCATTAGATGGTAAAGCAAGAGGAGATGGACAAGGACAAGGAGGAGATAGACAAGGTGATGGTGGAGCAGATATTTGTGTTTGTCCAGAATGTGATGCAGAAATAGCACATGTAAAAGGAACTCCTTGTAATGAAACAAAATGTCCTGAATGTGGTACAGCAATGATAGGTAAAAATATAAAAGAAGATAAAAAAATAATTAATATAGATGAGATACAAACTTTAGTTCCTTCTAAGGGAGATGAGAAGAAAATTCAATCATTAAAACAAAAAGGTGATTTTATAAGTACTTATTTAAATGAAGTAGAATACAAACAAAAAATAACAGAACAAGTTTACTCATATTTTAAATTAGCATTAATATCAAAAGCAGTAAAAGAATTCCAAGAAAAAGATGGTTGGAAATTAAAAGATGTATTAAATATAAATGAGTATACTGGAAAAAGAACAAGACCAGTTTATAGTAAATTACAAACATCTAGAGAAAAAACAGAAGAGTTATTAGTAGATGGTTTCTATTGTTTAGAAAAAGGAACTGATAAACTTGTAGTTGAAATTGCTCCTTATTATGGTTGTTTTGGAGTTAATGTTTATTCAGATGATTCTTCAAAAGATTTAGCAGATAATTTTATAGAAGGGTACGAAGTTTATGCTTCAGACAATAATTTCTTAAAAGGAGAAAAAATAACACCACAAGGAAAATTCTTGCCAATACCAGAAACAACTTTTGATGATGTTAAAATATTAGAAGCTAAGAAACAAGCAATAAAAGTAGGAGCATTAGAATTCTTTAAAAAGAAAGATATATATGTTAAAAATAAATTAACATTTAAAAGAGGATTAATATTTGCAGGTGAACCAGGTACAGGAAAAACATTAGTGGGAAAAGCATTAATGAAAGAAACTGATAGTACATTTATTTGGTTAACAGCAAAAGATTTATTAACTCATTATGGAGATATAGATGCAAAAGCATTTGGTAGGCTATTAGAGATGGCAAAAGAATTAGCACCATCAGTTTTATTTGCAGAAGATATAGATGATTATTTAGAATCAAAATCAGCTATAGATACAATTAAAACTCAGATGGATGGATTGGATTCAATGGAAGGTATAGTTACAATTCTTTGTACTAACTATCCAGAAAGAATACCAAAATCTTTAATTGATAGACCAAGTAGATTTGATGATGTAATTATGTTTGATTTACCAACTGAAACTTTAAGATATGAAATATTAGATACTCATTTAAAAAGCGTTAAAATAAAAAATAGAAAGAGTGTCTTAACAGCTACAGCCAAAAACTCAGAAGGTTTAACTGGAGCTCATTTAAAAGAAGTAGTTATATATAGTATTTTGTTAGCTTCAGACGAAGGTAGAGATTATGTAACAGGAAAAGATTTTATTAGGTCTTTAGATAAAGTGAAGAAAACAAGAGAATTAATACAAACAATAGAGGAAAAGAAAAGTTGTGTTTTAGAAATTAAAAACAAAGCTATTCCAGAATTATCCGTTAAGGAGGAAAATATGAGTAAGAAGAATAAGGAATTAGATGTTGAAATAACTCAGGAAGTTGAAGAGACTGTTGAAGTTGAGGAGATAACAGTTGTTGATAAATCTACTGAGGAAGTTCAAGAAGAAGCAATAGAAACTACTACAGAAGAAGTAATTGAAGAGGAAGTAGTGGTAGAGAAATCATTTGAAGAGAAGATGCTTGAAGCAATGCAGACAATCGCAGATGGTATTTCAGAAATCAAAACTTTAGTTACTCCAGATATTAAATCAACTGAAGTTGAGGAGATAGTTGAGGAAGTAATTGAAGAGGAAGAAGTAGTTGATGATGAAAAGAAAGTAAAAACCAAGAGAAAAGGTTTAGTTGAAACAAAAGGAGATGTAGAACTTACTGAAGATGAGAAACTTTTAGAGCAAATTAAAGGTATGTCATTAACAGAGATAATGGAAACACCAGAAGTGTGGGATGTATTAGATGAAGATATGCAGAAAAGTATTAAGAATGAATATTTTAAAAATGGATTAGGTAAAAAATAAAGGGAGGCTTATAGTATGATGGATTTAAAAACAAAACAGCTTTTTAAAGAGATTTTATTTTCAAAAACAGCTATGGTAGGGGATGATGATTTATTCTCACCTGATAGCACGGGTGATAGTTATTTACCCAAAGTACTTGCAGACGAAATCATAAAAGAAGTTTATGAGAGAAATATAGCACGCCAGTTATTCAGAGCAATAACAGTACCAGGTAAGAATTTGTCAATTCCGTCAGTAGCTTATGACGATGACAATATCTATCAGGTTGGTAGAGGTGTAGGAGGTAGTGCAATTGTAACAGCAAACGAACTTGAGTATACAACTTCCGCAGTTGTAATGACTCCTGGTAAGTTAGCTGCAAAAGCAGAAGTTGCTAATGATGATATCAATGATAGTAGCTTAGATGTAGTAGATTTAATTCTTGAGGCTTTCGGTACAGCATTTGCCAGAGCAGAAGAGAAAGCAATAATGTCAACAACTGCACAGGATGCAGCTTCAGCAACATTCACAAGTATAGTAGAAGGTTTATTCTATTCATGTGACCCAGCAAGAACAAACACCACTGAAGTAACAATAGCAGCAGCTACTGATTATGCAACAACTGATGGTATTTCAGAAGGTATTAAAGAGTTAGGCGTATTCGCAAGAGATGAGGTCATCTTAATTTGCTCAGATAAATTTGCTCATTATCTTAGAACGGATAGGGGCGTAAAGAATGATGTTTTCGGAACTTCGCAAGTTGTTCAGAAAGGTTCTTTACCTAAAATATATGGTGTGAGTGTTTACTCAACCAGTTATGCACCAGATGATACAGCAATATTGATTCCGAGAACCGAACCTCTTATAGGTCAGGGTAGAGGAGTTCAAATAAAAAGAAAAGATGACATTGAAAGAGATTCTCAATTGTTCGTCTGTTTCGAGAGGTTTGATTTCAAACTTCGTCATATCACATCAAGCAAGTACGATGCAATTGTAAAAATTTCAATCGCATCTTCATAAAGTAAATTTCGGGGGGCTGAATAAGCCCCCTTTTTAATTAGATAGTAGGAGGGTAAGGTATTGCTAAGGTTAAACGGAATTTTCACAACCTATATCAAGACAAGATTTGATTTACAGAAAAGCGAAAAGAGTACTATTGAACTTGAACCAGGTAAATATAAGTTCGCTTTAATTAACTCCTACCAAATAGAAGATAGAGAATATTATTTAAAAGTAGTAAATACATTACTTAAAAACCAATTCTTTGTTTTATTCGTAACAACTAAACTTCCAGTAAACCCAATTATCCATAATAGTTTAGTATATATAGAAGTAAAAGGTAAACATATGGGAATGGTTACATTTAAAAGAGAAGACTATTCTAAATTTAATTTTATAGTTGGTTTAGGTGCTGGGGGTAAAGAGGAATGTAAAAGAGTTAATTTTAGATACAATACACCCATAGTAGAGAATTTAAATAGACTTAATTATAATAAGGAAACTATAGTTGAACAAAAAACACAATTAAAAATATTATTTGATACCAATTATCAAGCAACTCATAGAGGGTTGGGTGACATTTTAATGACTACTGCAATAATAAAACAAATTAAAAAAGATTTTCCTAATAGTCATCTTACTTATTCAACAAAACCAACAGGAAAAGACATTTTAGAAAATAACCCCTACATTGATGATATAAAATCAGATATTTTTGATAAGTTTCAATTTGAAAAAGAATTAGATAATTATGATAAGCATTTCTTTTTAGAAAAGAAAACAGAAGACTATACAGAAGAAAGAAACCAACAACCAAGAATAGATTCAATGGCTGAGTTATTTGGAATGAAGTTAGAATCAAAATTATCAGAAATATATTTAACAAATGAAGAAAAGTTTGCAGGGAAGAAATATATTAATAAAGATAAAATAAATATAGTATTTTGTATAGAAGCAATTGAAAAATATAGGAATTGGACATCTAAACAATTAAATGAATTGATAGGAAAATTTGATAAGAACATATACAATCTTATTGTTGTTGGTAATAAAGATATAATTGTACCAACACACGTAAATAATTTAATTAAAAAAACAACTATAAGAGAATTATTAAGTATAATCTTTAATTGTGATTTAGTTATAACAGTAGATAATTTTGTAAGTCATATTGCAGCAGTATTTGAAAAACCAGAAGTAATATTATATACAACAATACCTTCAAAATGGAGATGTAGTTATTATAAAAACGCTAAACCAATTCAAAGCCAAATTAAATGTTCACCTTGTAATAATCTATACAAAGTATCTGAAGATAAAAGGAGACGTAGTTGTCCCAATAATGGTAAATGTATTGAAGCAATTACTCCTGAATTAGTATTTGATAAAGTAAAAGAATTTAAAATAGCAAAACAACAAAGTATAGAAGACTTATTTCCAAAGGTAGACTTAACAAAAATTAAAACACATTCATTAGAAAAATTAAATGATAGTAAAATTATATTTATTTCTTTATGGAGACGAATGGGTGATTGTTTATTTGGTATTCCTACAATAAAAGCAATAAGAAAAAAATATCCAAAACATAAAATAATATGGGGGACACATTATAAATATTATGATATAGTTAAGAATCTACCTTATATAGATAGCTATGTATTATTTCAAGGTAAAGTAGATGAGGGTTGGGATGCTTATTTACCTAGTGCTGATGGACAGATACAAGAATATTTAAAAGTATTGGAACCAGGTAGAATTTTTAATTTACATATAAGTCCAAGATATTCAGCAGATTTAACAAAACAAGATTATACAATAGTTGAATATGTTGCATATAAATTAGCAGGTTTGGATAAAATAGATACTACATTAGAATATTTTCCAAACAAGAAAATAGAAAGCAAAGTAAAAAAAGATTTTGAAACTTTCAAAAAGGGATATAAAGGAATAATAATATACAATGGAAGATGTTTCTCAATAGAAGGTAAAGGAATATACAAGGAAAGTGAATTGGATTATACACTATCATTATTTGAAAGAGGAGGATATAAAGTAATTAATATAGGAAATATAGTAGAGGGTATAGATATTAGTAGAGATAATTATCATTATTGTTCGTTTGATTATATGTATTATGCAATTAAATATTCAGATTTATTTATTGGTTATGATTCGGGATTACGCAATTTAGCTT